GCAATATCTTTTGCTGTAATTGTCAAAAATGTAGAAAAGGTACTTATACGCAGTGCATAAATGCTTGTGATATTCATTATGAAAGTTGTACCTGGACTTGCACGGAGGCCGCGGAAACGCCTTGGTGTTTACAAGCTTGTGAAAAAGTTAAAAACGAATGTTATACAAAATGTGAGAAGAGGGAATAACAGAGTTGCTTTCAAAGAACTAGGTTATCTTTCGTAACTAATAGTTAATTATCGTTACTAATAGTAAACTATATATGAGGAGAGTGAATAATGGGAGCAGTTAGAAATTTACTGACAAAAAAGAAATTACCAGCATTCCAAAAATGGCTTGAGGGTAAAAAGAATTGTCAGATTGAGGATACAAAAGGACATTATGAATGCTTGAGATTTAGAAGAAATGATACTCTGCATATTATTTTTGATAATAATAATATTATGCATTTATCAGTTCAATCAAAAACAGTTCATCTTGTTCGACAGTTTTTAGATGCAGAGTAATATTTTTTGTTGACAGTATACTAAGATTATTATTAGTATACTCTTTCATTAAGGGAAAAATGAATAAATTAAAACTATATGTATGGGATGATTTTGCGCCTGATTATACTGGTGGATTGGCTTTTGCTATAGCAGAGACGGTACAGGAAGCACAAAAGATAATAGAGAAAGGTGGAGGGATCACATTAGAATGGGGAGATGTAAAAGAATATCCATTGAATAAAAAAATTGCATTTCATCGTCATGGAGGAGGTTAAAAAGATAAAAATGAGAGAGCAGTTTTTAAATAAATTGAAATCTGATCAGAGAACTTTTAAATGGTTTTTTGATCAATATATCAAAAATAAAAGAAATCCTTCTGTTACTTACAATACCCTTTATCAACAAGCTAAGGGTGAATTTTTGCAGAATATGGATGTGGAATTGGAAAAAGCTATTACAGAATACTTGGAGCAATAGTGGCGCGACCAAACAAACAGGGACTTGATTATTTCCCTTTAGATGTCCACCTAGATGATAAAATTAAATTCATCAAAGCCCGGTTTAAATGGGAAGGTTTCGGCATTATGATAGGGGTTTTTCAACATATTTATAGTCAAGGCTATTGGTGTTCATGGAATGCAGATGATGCTTTTTTATACTCAGATGATAATAAAATTGAACTTGATTTGTTAAATAATATTATTGAAGAATCATTAAAAAGAAAATTATTTTGCATTAAACTTTATGAAAAATATAAAATTCTTACCTCACAAGGTATCCAGAAACGATATATTGAAATCGTAAAACGTCGTCGGAATGTAGACATAATGAAGGAATATGTTTTAATTGGTGGCTCATGGGGACAACTAGATGTAAGCAACATGTCTACAACATGCAAACAAGGTGCAAGCAAAAGTACACAAAGTAAAGGAAATAGAAAGGAAATAGAAAGTAAAGAGAAAGTAAAGAATAAATACCTCGAAGATTCTGAAGAATTTCGAGTCGCTAATTTTCTTTATCAAAATATTTTAAAAAATAAACCTGACTTCCTGAAACCTAACTTCCAAACATGGGCAAAACATGCGGACTTAATGTTAAGAGTTGACAAGCGATCCTTGACAACTGCCAAAAAATTGATTGTCTGGGTTCAGAATGATGACTTTGAAAATACTCGTGTGCTATCTATCTCTAAACTAAGAAAACGTTTTGATAGCCTTGAAATGACAATGAAAAATGCGAAAATTCCAAAAAAACCAAGCTATCAGCCACCTAAAAGAGAGCGGACACTCGCGGAACTAAAAGCCGCCGCGACTTATCACGATGATGGGAGAATAACTTTACCGGAGTAGAAAATGGATTTTGAAAAATGTATTAATTGCAATGTCCTTACTGACTATGCAGACGAAAGAGACGAAGGAGATAATTCTATTTATGTAACATTAAATTGTTCTATATTTAAAAACAATGGCGATGAATATGGGCCGCTCTGTGACGATTGCTATGATTATTTAGAGTCTTTGGGATGGATAGATGATTAAAATAAGCATTGAGGGAGTGGTTGACATGTTGTTATCACTCTGTACACGCCGATACTCAGACAAAGAACGGCTTTTGATAATAACCGCCTGGGAGCATACTTTGAAAAATGTTCCTGAAAGTGGGATAAAATCTGGTTTGGGCAAGGCGATTGACGCCCATGACGGCTTTATGCTCCCTCCTGGAAGATTTAAAGAGCTATGTTTAACCGCCGATGGCTGTCAATCCCTAGAAGACGAAGCTATGATAGCCTGGTCTTTGGTAATAAGAAATTTAGACGCTACTTGCTCTCCGGTTTTTAAAAACTCTGTGATAGCTGAAGCAATACGCAAAATGGGCGGTTGGAAACAATTATGTAACATGCTTACCAGTGAAGAGCCTTTTCGAAAGCGGGATTTTATCAGCTACTACCAGATCATAAGCCGTAAAAATAAAACATACTCGCCGATGCTTTCCGGTATGTATCCAGATTATAAATTTATCGGTTATGACAAAAGTGACAATTTAGAAAATGTTCTTCTTCAAATCACACAAAAAGAAAATTCTGATCGCAAGATTTTAAACATGATTCAAATGAGGAGATCCCCAGCTAATATTTTGGTTGAAAAAAGATGAAATTAGAACAGAGAGAGATTTTGTTTCGCGGGCAACTTGTAGACAATAAACAATGGATTTATGGTTTATCATGGCGCTCTCAAGAGGGATTCATAGCAGTAGCATCCTCTCCTTATTCAGTCGCACAGAGTGCTCTAGTTATCTGTGAAACCGTCACTCAATACACCGGCTTAAAAGACTGCAAAGGACAAAAGATTTTTGAGGGCGATATTTTAGCATTAAGACATGATGAAATGGGGAGTCCAATCGTTGATTCCTTTAAAGGGGTAGTTACATTTAGAATGGGTATGTTTGTCTGTGATAACCAAAAAGATCGTGACCACCCAGTTGCTCAAGAAATCGCTGAATGGGTGGTAGTCGGTAACATCTTTGATAGTCCTGAATTTTTGGACAAAGAACAAAAATGAGTTTTGATAATGAGTGAACACGACGAGCAGAAAACATTTTTTGACTGGGTAGGACTTAACCGTCAATACGCGCCTAATTTGGAAGTCCGCAAGGCTCTGAAGCTTTGTTACGCGGTGCCTAACGGCGCGCATATGACAATTGGACAGCGCGGCAAAATGGTCGGTGAAGGAATGACCAAGGGGATTCTGGATATTAACCTGGATTGGTCGGTATTTGCCGGAAGAATAGATGATTGGGGAGCCATGGACCCGGGACTCCGTATAGAGATGAAATACGGAGCAAATAAACTTACGCCGGAGCAAAAAGAGAAAAAAAAACTTTTGGAAGAGGCTGGCTTTAAGGTCGCCGTCTGCTACTCAGCAAGTGAAGCGGTTAAGGCTGTTTTTGAGTATTTGTCTTTTAAAATTAAGGATTATCAAGGAATAAAGGAGTTTTTATGTTAAGTGGAAAGATTAATCAGGGAGGTGTTTTAGAGATTCAAAGAGCTGGGGAGTTTAATATACAGGAATGCAGGTTTAACGGTATCGCTATTGTTAATGAAAATCCTATTTCCTGTTCATGCGGTGATGATTGCCCCCATTTCGGAGAGCCGAAAAAAAATGGATTACATGGTATTAACCTTCAAATCTGCCAAGGTCGAATATTGCAATTTGACGCTTTTAAGGATGAGAGGGGGAATGAATAGGCTTATTTTCAATATTAAAATTTAAACAAAAATGGAAGAAGAAAAAAACAAAGTTGGAAGGCCTCTTAAATTTGCCAATCCTGGCGATATGCAAATTAAGATTGATGAATATTTTCAGCACTGCAATGAAAATAAAATTCCATACACGATAACCGGACTTGCCCTTGCTTTGGATTGTGATAGAGTCACGCTTTTAAATTATTCCAAAAAAGAGGAGTTTTTTAGCACTATAAAAAAAGCCAAGCTTATGGTTGAGCATGCCCTTGAATTAATGCTTTTACAAAGCAGCCATGCAGCGGGAACAATTTTCAACTTGAAAAATAACTTTGGTTGGAAAGATGATTTGAATTTAAAGCATGGGATCCCTGAAGGCGACCCTAAAACAAAAATTACGATTGAATTTGTAGATGAACATTCAGATACCCCGTAAATTTCAACCTCTTTTCAAGCCTAAGCGCTTTAAAATCTTTTATGGCGGCCGAGGAGGAGCTAAAACAGTTTCGTTTTCAAAGATATTGCTGGCTATTGCCGCCGAGGAAGAAAAACGTATTTTATGCGCCCGCGAGTTCCAAAACTCCATAGATGACTCAGTCCATTCCTCCCTTTCATTCGAAGTAAAGCAAATCGGATTACAGGATTTCTATGACGTTCAAAATCATCAGATTATTGGGTTAAACGGCTCTCTTTTTCGCTACGCAGGCCTCGCCCGAAACATTTCCTCAATGAAATCTAAAGATCGTATTGATATTATCTGGATTGAGGAGGGACAGACAACGGCGCAAAAAAGCCTAGATATTATAATTCCCACCATAAGAAAAGCGGGGTCTGAATTATGGATTACATTCAACCCCGACAAAGAGACTGACCCTGTTTATTTTGATTTTATCACGCCCCACCTGGAGCAAATCGAAAAATATGGTTATTACGAGGACGAAGAGTTGTTTGTTGTTAAAACAAATTTAACTGATAATCCATTTGCTCCTCAAGTGCTGCTCAATGACTCCGCAAGGCTTAAAAAGAAAAACTATAAAAAGTGGCTTCATATTTATGGCGGTGAATGCGGCCGCAATTATGATGATCCTATTTTTGAGGTAGAGGGCTTTCAGAGTTATGATATATTGCCCGACTATGAATACCAAGCAATTTTTTGTGACACAGCTTTAAAAGACGGAGAGCAAAATGATTATACGGTTTTCCAATGTTGGGCAAAACATGGAGGCAGGATTTATCTTGTCGACCAATACCGTAAACGCACTAAGGCGACATATCTAAAAGAAAGATTGATTGAATTTTGGAATAAATGTAAATCATTAACAAAGTCAGAGCGACCATTAAGGGCTTTATACGTCGAAGATAAATCATCCGGTATCCAATTAATTCAAGATATTCAAAGAAGCGGCGGTATACCTATTATTCCAATTCCCAGGCCTCCAGGTAGTGGTAAACTTCTGAGATCAAATAATTTTGGCCCTTGGATAGCGGCCGGTCTTTTACATTTGCCAAAGAACGCGTCCTGGGTTTACGATTACAAAAATGAGTTTGAACAATTTTCTGACGACGACTCTCATGCTCACGATGATCAAGTCGATGCGACGCTCGACGCCATTGAGCATATGCTAATTCAAGACACGCAAATCAAAACCGATGACAAAAATGAGTCACACAGACCAATTGCGCCGGCCAGGGACGCGAAAATCTGGTAAGGGTATAAATATTATACCAATCGGCACGTCTGGAACTGATATTTCAGGCAATAGGTTTTTTGAAGAGTACCTCGACAAACTCACCCAAACGAGCGGTCCTGACATTTGGGACGAAATGCGTCGCTCAGATGATCAAGTCACAATGTTACTACGCGTCGTTAAAAATCCCATCTTATCTGCTCGTTGGTTTATCTCTCCAGTTGATGACGAAAAAGAGTCTCAAAAAATAGCTGATTTTATTACTCATGTTTTATTTGACAACATGGGAACTACTGAACATCCAAAAACTTTTGAGAAATTCAAAAGAGAGGCTTTGACATCTGTTGAATTTGGCTACGCTTTATTTGAAATAACAAATAAAGTTGTTTTCAATGATCCGGAATTTGGCTCTTATATCGGCTTAAAAGGACTTGACTGGCGTTCGCCTCGAACTATTGAAGAGTGGTTTATTACTAGGCAGGGAGAGCTTGAGGGTGTCAGGCAGATTGATAGCTCTCAGCGTAGTGATGATGTGGTAATGAATGGTAAATTTCTTCTTCATATTGCCGCTGAAATGGAAGGCGACAATTACGAAGGTATTTCAATGCTTAGGCCGATTTATGGTAATTGGCTGCGTAAAGATGTTATGCGTAAGCTACAGATGATTGGAATTGAACGCGGGGCGACAGGCGTGCCGGTAGGCATGATTCCGCAAGGTTTAATTAATAGCCCTTCACAAACTGTTTTAGAAGATTCTTTGTCTAGATTGGTCGCTCACGAACGTCAGTATATGCTGGTTCCTGAAGGGATGAAAGTTGACTCTCTAAAAATAGAGCATGACGCTGAGAAAGTGCAAAAAGCTATTGAGGCCGAAAATATCGGAATGACAAAAAGCTTTCTAGCGAATTTTATGGAACTTGGCTTAAGTGGCTCAGGATCATGGGCTTTAGGCAAAGACCTTTCAGATATTTTTCTTTCCGGCATTGAAGTTTACGCAAATGCTGTAAAGTCTCCAATAAATTCAAAATTAATTCCTTGGCTAGTAAGATTGAATTTTGGAGAGCAAAGAAAATATCCTCAATTAAAAATTGAAGGGATTAATGATAAAGCTGGAAAAGAATTTGCTGAAGTGCTTCAACTTTTAAAGCAAAATGGATTAATACAGGTTACAGATAGGCTAAAAGAGGTTGTCCATAAAAAATATAAATTGCCGGACTTTGATAGGGATATTATTGAAAAGCCAGCCCCAGTTGTCCCAATTGCTAGGACAACTCAACTCTCAGAAATCGAATACAATCTAGCGGAAAAAAGTGTCGGCCGAAATATTGAGAAGGGCGGCAAGGAAATGACGGCGATCATGTCGGAGCAAATGAGAATCCGAGGCGAAAAACTAGTTGTAGAGATGATGAAAATATGGCGTAACGCTCCGCGCGCTCAACGTATGGAGCTAGTCAATAAGCTAGGTGTCCCGGGAAAGAATGACTACAAAAAACTAATCTCTAATATTTTGGCGGACATTTATGTGCGGTCCACTAAGGGAGTCGAAAAAGAACTAGCCTCAGACGGCCTTAAACTTGCGGAAGAGTCAGAGATTAAAGACTTACCGGCAGAATCAAAGGCGGCTGGAGCATCTCAATCCGACTTAATCGTTGAAAGTCAAGACGCGGATATTAGAAAAAACCTTTTCTTTTCATTTACTTCAAAAGCTGATAAGTTGCCAACAGAAGCGCAAATGAACGCCAATCTGTTAAAAGTTGTTGATAGGTATGTGACTGGCGCGAGTATCCGAGTTTCAGGCCCTAACGCCGTCGCAAACGCGGTCAATTTAGCTAGAAACGCGGTCTTTCAGAAGAAAGAAACACTTAAAGGAATCGAGTCTTTTATCTTTGTGAATCCTAGTCCAGAGGCCCCGATTTGCATTGAATTGGCTCGTCGTGTATTTACTAAAGAAGAGTATGTGATAAGCGACAAGCTTCCGCCACTTCATCATAATTGTAATTCTTGGATCAAAGCGCAGATAACCGGAAAAGCGGGTAATAAGTCTGTGAGCCCGCCGGGGTTAACAATTCAGGGCACGGATAAACAAATTGTAACGATTGAGAAGAGCATAACTTTATGAGCGACCATACAGAAAAAATAAAAGCATTGCTCGCTAGTGGCTGGAAGTTTAAATTTGATCCACAAACAAAGTATATTTGCATGTATCATAAAAAGGGTGGTCAAAAAAGTATATGTGAAATGGCCTTATATGAGAAAGAAGAGCTTCAGTTATTCGGTCATGTGATAACCGATTATTTAAATTCTTTGGAGCGGTAATGTGCTAATCAAACTAGCCGAAAATAAATCTAAACGCGTTCAGGTTGCCAAGGTTGGAACATTTGACCATGAAATATATGGACAATTTTCGATAAAACTGTCTGCGTTAGAGCAAATGAAAGTCAATTTTGAATCAAATGTTAGGCGACAAAAACTCGATGGCGTTCCAGTGTTGCCGCTTGATTACAAACATGATGAACAAAATATAGCGGCCGGATGGATTAAGGGGCTTGAAATTGAAGAAGACAAAAACGGGGTCAAAGGCTTATTCGCGGAAGTCGAATGGACGCCTCTAGGCGCTCAAAAAGTTAGAGATAGAGAGTTTGCTTTTATCTCTCCCTCAATCAGACCGCTTTATAAAGACAAGGAAACGAATCAAAATTTTAACAATGTTCTTTTGGGGGCTACTCTTACAAATATCCCCTTTCTCCGAGATATGGAAGCGGTCCACTTACTTAGTGAAAGTAGACGCAAGGCTTTTCAGTCTCTAAAACTGTCTGGCGACAACCCAGACTTAAAAATAATAACAGGTGGAAATATGCCTAACTCAGTAGAGATGCTGAAGCTATTTGCGACCATGTCGCCGGATGAGCAAAAAAGTTTTTTTGACAGACTGTCCAAAAGCATGGGGAGCAGATTTGCGGAAGATAAGAAGGAATTGTCTGAATTGTCTGAAATGTTTGAAATCTCCAAAACGGAATTAAAAAAAGCTCAAGACAGTTTAAAGCTTTCAGAAGACGAAAACAAAAATATAAAGCAAAAAATGTCAGGTTCAAACGATGTGGCTGACCGTCTAAAATTGTCTGAAATTACAACTAAGGATTTAAAAGAAAAAGTCGGCTCCTTAACTAAAAAGCTCGCTGAAAACGAGCAAAAAGCCGAGTTTGATCAAATGCTCTCCGGAGGCAAAGCTTGCGAAGCTCAAAGAAAATCTTTCATGAAAGGTGATATAGCTGAATTTGCTAAAAATGCTCAAGAGTTCAAGCTTAATGAAGATGGTGAAAATGACAAAGGTAATGAATCTTCAGATGATGCAGCCGATAAAATAATTACATTATCTGATGCCAGAGCAAGAGAAGATAAAATCTCACATGGCGATGCTACATCTTTAATTTTGTCAGAGAATAAAGAACTTGCCAGAAAAGCAGGTTATTAAAAATAAAACTCATAAGGAGATAAAAAATGGCAAGTTTTCAACCAGCCGTATTTAATAGATCATTGCAGGCCGCCGTCGATTTAAGCGCGAAGCAATTTTTCTTTGTCGGCGAGAATGGCTCAAATAAATATAATGTTATCGGCAATGATTTAGTCGGCGCGTTAGGCCAGGGCTTTTTAATGAATCAACCACTTGCGGATGAATTTTGCGAAGTCGCCACTGTTGGCGGAGGGGCGAAGGCTAAAGCCGCAGGCACTATCAGCGCAAAAGACGAATTGATAGCTAAGGCGGATGGGACTGTAATAGTAGCGCCCGCTGGTTCTGCTGATGATTTGATCGCAATTATAGGCATTGCGTTAGAAGATGCCGTCTCCGGTGATATTTTCGCCGTGCAACCGGTGTTATATGAGAAAAGAACTCACGCCTAACAGCTAAACTTTTTAATTTAAAAACATAAGGTAAAATTATGTCAGTTATAAGAAATAGGGCGCGAATTGATAAACTTCTTGTTAATATCAGCCGTCGCCGCAATGTTGAAGGCTTAGTCGCTAGTCAAGTTTTGACTTCCGTTTTTGTCAAGCAAGATTCCGGTTTAATCGGAAAATATGACAAAAGCAATTTGCGCATTGAGCATGATATTGTCGGAGGAGACACTCCATATCCGAGGGTTAGCGCGTCCCTTAAAACAAGTGATCGTTATTCGCTTGAAAAACACGGGCTTTCCGGCACGATTACAGAAGAGGATATGGACAACGAAGAGCAGCCTTTTGACGCTCGAAAAGATCGAACAATGGAATTGACTGATAAAATCAAACTTGGCAGAGAGATTGCCCTCGCCACTCCATTGACCGACACCGGAACACTCACGAATAACGTGACACTTTCAGGGACTAGCCAGTTTAACGATTACACTAACTCCACCCCACTTGAAGTTTGGGCGACGGCTAGAGAGTCCATTTATGATAACTCTGGTCAAGTTGTCGAAATGAGGGGCGGCTTTGCCATTGTGCCTTGGCAGGTTTTTAATCAGCTTAAATTTCATCCGAATTTGATTGAAAATATTAAGCATACGGTCAACATGAAGTCCGGCTTAACCTTCCAGCAATTAGCTGACTCCATAGGCGTAGAGCGGATTTTAATTCCCTGGGGACAGCAGAACACGGCTAAGGAAGGGCAAACCGATGTTATCGCGTCGATCTGGGGCAATAATATGATTATTGGCTTTGCTCCGCGCTCAGGAACAAAGCGTATTGAGACTTTAGGTTTTCATGTTGCCAAAAGAGATGACACCAGAGTTTTTGTTAATCAGCTTGGCAACCCCCCTAACGCTGATGAAATTATGGTGGATATTGAGTATGATTTTCTACTTACCGAAGTCGGCGCGGCTTTTTTAATCAAAGACGCGATAGCATAAGGTAAATATGAATCAAGAAGAAGTAAAAATTGGCCTGGATGCATTTGTCAAACAAGAGCTTGTTGATATGTTTTCCAGCCTTGCGCTGAATATTGGCGACAAAAAAGAAGTTTTAATCGCCAATATTGTAAACGCCGATCCACCAGCATCGCCTTCTGAAATCGCCGCTTTTAAGCGGCAGTTGACGACCAAATCCGAGCCATCACCTAAACCTGAAAAGTTGGTCTATGTCTATATCGTCGTCTCTGCAATCAAGGAAGACGGCAAAGATTTCAAACCTGGAAAAGAATATACTGGAAAATTTGTTGAACGCTTTCTTAAAGGCGGCCAAATCCGCAAAAAGGATTAAGTAATGGCTTACGCTGTTTTTGGCGATATAGAATCAGAATTTAAAAATTTAGATTTTGGCGAATCAGGGGCGGCGGTAGATGAAGCGGAGGTAACCACTTTCATAGATCAAGAGGAAGCGGTTATTAACGCGACTATCTCAAACAGATATGAAACGCCGGTAGTTGGCGTGGAAGCCTTGAAAGTGATGAAAGGCATTACTATTGCCTACGTCGCTTACCGTGTCGCTAAAATCTTGAATCTTAAAAAAGACGTTCCAATCCCTGAAAAGTTTGTTCCTCAGGAATTAAACGAGGGCGCGGCTTTCAGGAATGCTAAAAAACGACTTGAAGAGATTCGAGACGGCAAAATAATTTTAAATGACGCTATTGCTCGATCAACAGGGCAAGGTGTTGAGAGTTTTAACGCTACGAATGGGATTGATTCCCTTTGGACGCGAGATATAAAACAATGGTAACCATGAATGTGACGTTCACACCTTCTTACGAAAACTATCTTATTGGATATAATGACAAAGGTAAAAGGCACGCTGTAGGAGACGCAAATTTAAAGACTGCTATAATTACTGCTAAATTTCAAAGAAGATTTTATACAAACGTTTCGATTACTAAAATATCAGTTTGGCCACATAGGACTGTAGAATCTTCATTATGGACAATAGTGGGATGGGGTGGAACAAAACGTCCTGTAGGTTTTGGTGTTCATAAATCCATTCTTAAACTGCAAGGGAGTAAATTAAACTAAAAAATGGCTGAAAACAATCCGATTTCCTACGACATAGACGCTGATAATCAGTTCAGAAGGGCGATAACGCAAGCTATTAGAAGCGGGCTAGATTTATCGTTTTCCATGGGCGAATCGGCCAGAATTATCAAGAAGGAAGCGGGCAAAAACTTTATTCTAAGAGGCTTTGGCAGGTATCCACCATTATCTCCTCAATATTTACGTCGTAAACGAATCTTAGCCCCCGGAGCTTTAATTTTAACCGGGGCTAAACCTGGGAGCGTAAAAGACGGCTCAAAAATTTCCGGCGGTGGCGTGTCCGGCAAACTTAAAAAATCAATTATTGGTAATACATCCGACTCCATTCTTTTGATTGGCGAAAGAAGTCTAGAATTTGGAACTAAAGCCACAACCAGCGACGGCAAACCCTATCCGCTTTGGGTGCAAGAAGGCACAAAAAATAAAGATGGCTCCACTAAAATGCCAGCTCGAAAGTTTCTATTTTTTAGTCAACGTATGGTTAGGCAGATCATTAATACAATAAACGCCGATATTGCCAATCAGTTGCCGGGGTAAATATGGAAATAGTTTATCTGGTATTGTTTAGTGTTATATCATTCGGAGTAGGTTTTTATTTAGGAACAAAACGAACTCTTAAGACTCTGATTGAAGAAAACAATAAAGGTGGCAATTTTTTAAATAAACAAAAGTTTAAGGAATGGGCACATAAATGAAATGTGACGTTGAGGTTTTAGAGAATCAATTATTAGCTTTAGTCAAAGCCAAACTTCCGGCAAAATTGGCGGAAATTACAACAGAAAAAGCGGACTCTATCACTTTAGAAGTTCCGACTGACGCGCAATATTTCAATACTACCGATGACGAAGTGAATGTGAGTAATCAACCGCTTTTAGTCAGATACGGGCTAGAAGATCAAAGCCCAAATTCAATTTCATCAGCGACGGCGGAAGATAATGTTTATATATTTTTAATTTATTTAAATGATCTTAACAAAAAGGCCGGTGTGCTGAGGAAAAAATTATTCCGCTATATCCGAGCGTTTAAAGAAATTTTTGAGGAAAACTTTGACGCTTTTCCGCATGTTTCAAAAATGATCATTAAAACGATAGCTCCTCAAATGTGGATGGAAAACGAGACATCGCCAGTGTATAAAGTCGGAGGCGTCTATATTGAAACCTCTTTAGTGAGTTAATATGTCAGAAGAAGATAAACTATTTGAAGAATCCGGAAAGTTGAGCGGCAAAATAGCTAAGCGTGATCATATCATTGTTCAAAATGATTTTAGAGCGGACATCAAGAAAGGGGATAGCCTTGATAACATTCCCGAAATATTTTATGAAACTTTGAAAGCTGAAAAAGTGATTTAAGGAGAAAAATTATGCCATTAAGTCAGCCTCGTACAATCTATGGAATTCATGAAGTGGTTCCTTATTTTTTAGACTCTGGGCTACCTTACGGAGCTATACGAGTCTTGGCCGGATCAACTATTTCCTTGGCCGGTGAATTGGTGTCGCTAACTGGCGGCTCTTCTCCCTATCCCTGGGATGCTCAAAGCGGGAATATCACGGCTGAGATGTCATTTAAACCAAAAGAAATTCCAAGTTTTCTTTTTAAACTTTTCCTAGGAAAAGACCCCACGGAAGTTTTAGCCGATCCTGGCAATGCCGGTCCTTTGGTGAACGTTTTAAACGCGTCAGTTCTGGACGGCGTAACAGGAATTGCTTCAGTCGGAGTTAAAGCTGGCTCTGAAGATGATTTGAAATTTGGGAAATATATTGTTAAGGCGGTTTCACCGACAACAGTCGATGTTTTTGGTCAGTCTAGTATTGATTTTCTAAGAGGTGAGGATAAGCAGTTTGTTGATGATACATTGAAGATTACAGCGACGCCTTTAACGATCACTATGAGCGCGGCTGTTGAGGTTCCGGGTTTTGGCGTTGAATTAACTGGCGGCTCTGGAACAATAGGAATGACTGCCGGAGACACGGCCGAATTTGAGGTTAATCCTCCCTCTATCGAGCAAACAGACGTTATAATCGGAGAGTTCGGCGCTTGCGTCCCTGAATTTGGGGCGGTTGTTACAGCTCAAAAGCAAGCTGACGGTTCAATGTGGCTCTTTGACTGCTTCAGGGTTAAAGCCCTTGGTTTCCCATTTGGCTTAGAAGAAAAAGCGTTTAACGAAGCGGAAATAACCGCGATGTTGATTTATGACGCCGCCAAAAATGGTGTTATGAAAGCTCGACATATTAAACCAACTTCAGGATGTGATTAATGGCAACTGCTAATACTACCTTGATTACTACTTTTCAGTTACTAGGCGCGGCCCCTATTACGATAACTCTGGAAGTTGGGCAAATAGCTGAATACCATAGCGCCCCGTCTACTCCTGACGAGGGCGACCCTGTTCAACGATTGGTTCAGGGAACTGATAGAACTTGGCGAACATTCAACGGCTCTAATAATGTTTATGCGAGAAAACCGGCAAATGCGGGCGAAACAATCATAGGACACGGAGAATAATGGGCATTCCAGGAGTCGGCGGAGGACAAGTTTTTGAAGTAGCCAGCGAAGTGGCGCAACTGGCTTTGACGGTTGTGGAAGGCGATATTGTTGTCAGAAGTGATGAGAGCAAAAGTTACGCGGCTTTAAACAGTCTGAACGTTAGTATTGCGGCGGATTGGTTGGAATTAAAGGCTGTGGGCGGCGGTGGCGGCGGTAATGAAACTGTATTTTTCTACGTCACTCAAACAAATACCAGTTTTGGCGATTATCGTGTTTTGTCTACAACTACCGGCAATATTAATTATGTTTTTAGAATACCAGACAATTTTGTCAGTTTAGTTAAACTGGTGGCGATTGTTGTACCTACTGCCGGTGCGGCGACTTCAGGCCAAGATATTGATTTAAGTTCAGATTATGCCGCCAATGATGAGGTTTTTAATAATCATTCAGAATCGGATACTGGCACGCTTTATGACTTTACAGGTAAAACGGATACTTTTGTTGAGATAGATGGCTCTATTGTTTTTAGTTCCCTCGCCGCTGGCGATATGTGTGGTTTTAAAGTACAGGGCGTAGTAGTGGGAGGGTCGATGCGTCACTTTGGAGTTTTATTGGAATATTCTAAATAAGTAATATATGGCTGATTATATTTATACTCGCGAAATTCAAAATGGCTCTTATAATATAAATAATATAAACCATTTGGAAGGCGGTAGCGAGCCGGTAACTTTAGAGGCTGAGATCAAAGCGGAAGCCACATTGCCTGACGTTTTTCAGATAAAATCCAACGCCGCAGTTTGTACGATTACTTTTGCCAGTGCTTTAACTGGAGCTCAAGAGAATACATTGGACGGCTTAGTTGTTGACCAAAAAACAGACAATTAATTTGAGACTATTCGAGGTAAATTCCTTTGGGGCTATAAGAATTAACGAGCAAGAAATATAATAAGTTTAGTAGTGTTTACATAGTTGTATTTTTTTAACCCTTATAGTCCTAAGGCAAGTTAATTATTTATAATGGTTTTAGGAGTATTAGACAGCTCCTAAATGATTTGCGGAGTTAGTTTATGCTGTAAGTTCGACTCCGCAAACCAGATAACTTAGGAGCAACAACGGGGCTCCTATTACTCGTGAAATTAGTTTATTTAGCGGTAGTCTAATTTCGCGAGCTTCATTTAAAAGATAAATCTTTCCAGAAAAATACTATGGTTAAGCCATTGATGGCTTTTTGGCTTATCAAAAGACGAATGTTGAAAAATGAAATTATCAGAATTAACGCCCAAGGCAGTTAAATTCGAAGTCTCTGAAGTGGGCTTAGTTTTTCGCCCCTTCACTATTGCCGACGACCTTAAGTCCCAAGATGTTTGTGGCGGACAAAAAGAAGTGATCGCCGTTTTTCAAGACTTTGATTTTAAGAAAATCTCTTTGGTCGCTTGGTATCAACTGACTATTACAAGCCAAAAGCGAGTCGTAACGCTGGTTGAGGGAAGTTATATCGACCCTGACACCGGTAAGGAGACTAAAGCAAATCTAAAGCCGATAGAGAAGTTTAGGAATTTATTCCTGGGAATACCTGACCAAATCTCCCTGCTTACCAATCTCTTAAAATGCAGAGGATTAAATATTCCTGACTTAGACGATGATAAAGCCCTAAAAAAGTGGGTGGACCAGTTAGCGCCGCTTCTTCCGTCGACTGGTCAATCATCTTTGACTTAATAGCCTCTGAATACGGTTATACCTTTGAGCAATTCATAGGGCTAACCTACAAGCTACTTGATTCATGCCTTGAGGCGATAGCTAGAAGAACACATAATAAAACCGCCGTGACGGCGGCTATGCACGGAATCAAAATGCACTTGTATAAACGAGTCAAGGCCCCTTCCGAAAAATTTCTAGAGAATGCCCGAACCGAAGCTTACAAAATCCTAAAAGAAAAACAGGCGGCAATTAAAAATGGCAGTAGCTAACGAACTTGTTATAAGGATTAATGGTAATATCCAGGGCTATCAAAACGCCCTGCAAGAAGCTACGGAGGAAACGGAAAATCTTCAGAACACTCTCAATACTATCGCCAAAACCGGAGCAATCGCTTTTGCCGGATTGGGCGCGTCTATTCTTCTCGCCGCAGGAAAAGCCGCAAAATTTGAAACTATTCAAACACAGTTTGAGGTTTTAACTGGCTCAGTTGAAAAAGCCCAAGAAACCATTAAACAGCTTTCCGATTTTGCCGCCAAAACTCCCTTCCAATTTCCCGACATAGCCAGAGCCGCAAAACAATTACTCGCCTTTAAAATAGAAGGTGATAAACTCCCGCTTACACTTCAAAGAGTCGGCGATGTCGCCGCCGCCACTGGCGCGGTTTTCGGCGATCTGACTTTGATTTTTGGTCAAGTGAAGGCGGCTGGCAAACTAACCGGCGAACGCTTGTTACAACTTGAAGAAAGAGCTATTCCCATAGGTCCCGCTTTGGCTAAAACTATGGGTGTGGCCGAGTCCGCTATTCGTGATTTAGTCAGTAAAGGAGAGGTTAGTTTCAAGACTTTTGAAAAGGCTTTTGCCTCTTTGAGTGCGGAAGGTGGTCTAGCTTTTGAGGGAATGGCTAAAAATTCAAAGACTCTTGAGGGGCAATTATCAACTTTGAAGGACAATTTTGAATTAGTCACAGCCGAAGTTGGTAAAAATTTTCTTCCATTTTTCAAACAGGTTACCGGCGCGTTTATCAATCTATTTCAATTCATTCGAGAAAATCCAGGGTTCACGGATTTTATCGCAAAGGCTTTAGTTGTTGGAACCGTGACGGGGGGATTAGTGACTGTTGTAGCCCTGGCAGCCACTGTTGTTCTAAAACTTCGCGCTTCAATGCTTGCGGCCGCGCTTGCGACTAGGGGTTTGAAGTTTGCCGTTAAAGGATTAATTGGCGCGACGGGGTTAGGTCTTTTAGTAGCATTTTTACCTGAAATTATTGATTTATTTAATAGGGTTTTTAGGTCTGCCACTAGGACTATTGAGAGAGAGGCCGCCGCTCAAAAAAATATTTTATTAAAACAAACCAAAGACGAAAATAAACTAATTCAAGCGCGTTTAAAGGGGAAAACTGAACAAGAAATTGATTTTCTTAGACGCAGATTAGCGCTCAGACGAAAATTTGATGAAATTAATCAAATTGAAGATAAGGCAGCAAGAAAGTTGGGGCGTAAAAATGCCAAACTCATATTCAAACAAATTCTTAAAGATGAAGAAGATTTTAAAAAAAAGAGAATTGATAAAAATACAGTGGCTGATAAAACTGAGCTTGATAGAAAGTCTCAAAGTCTTAAGGATGAAAATGCGCTTATAAAGGCGCAATTAAACAATATTGAAAAAGAAGAGCTATCATTTTTAAGACGTCGGCAGGAAATAGACCAAAAAGAACGCGAAGCCCAAATTATTCAAGATAAAGGAAGAAAAGACCTTGCTTTGGCAAATGTAAAATTACTTAAGGATTTAATAATAAAAGAAGAAGAAGACTTAGTCGTCAAACGCGCCAAGCTGGAAGAGGAAAAAAATATCAAGACTTTAGAGTTACTGGCTAAGGAGGCGGAGCAAGCTCAAAAGTCAGTGGATATTGCTAACGCAAAAGAAGAAAAAGAAATAGCCAGGAAAGCGAGAGAGTCGAAAAGACAGGCGGAAGAGGAAGCCAGAACTGAAGAAAGAATCCAAGGATTGAAGGATGAAAGTGAAGTCATCAAAGCTAATTTAAGCGAGCGGGAAAAGGAAGAAATAGGATTTTTAGAACGTGGGCAAAAACTTAAAAACGAAAAACGAGAAGCGGGAAAAATAAAAGATGATGAGGAAAGGGCATTAGTCCTTGAAAATAATCGTCTTAAAAATGAAGAGTTACTACTAGAGGAAGAGGAATTTGGCATAAAAAAAGCCGAATTGAAGGCCGAATTAACGGAAGCCGAGGCCGTTGTTCAAGAAGAGCTGGACACGCTTTCAACCGAAAAAAGAAAAGGCTTGCAAGAGCAAGAGATTAAGGAGCTTACAGAATCGTTTGAATCAAAAGAAAAAATAAGATCAAAAGCGATCAAGCAGGAGCTTTTAAATAAAAGAAAAGAAGACGCGCTTTTTCAAAAAGAAGAAGAAAAGCACGGGGCAATAGTCGCTAATTTTCGAGCCTTTAACCGATCCGAAGAGTTTAAAAATGCTCAGACAGCCGCTGGAGCCCTGGCTCAACTTTCACGCTCTGAAAATGCTGGATTAAAAGCAATTGGCAAAGCCGCGGCCTTGGTGCAAATCGGTATTAATACTCAAAAGGGAGCTATCGCCGCTTATGCCGCGCTGGCTGGGATTCCGATTGTGGGTCCCGCGCTTGGCATAGCCGCCGCCACCGCTTTAACAGCGTTTGGAATTGAAAGCGCTGCGAAAGTTGCGGGCGCGCAAGAAGGCGGGATTGTGGGGGGAACCGGCTTCGGCGATCGCGTTCCTTTTATGCTTGAGCCAGGTGAATTAATCACGCCGCGACAAAGCTTTGAAGAGGTTGTCAGTGCTGTATCCGATCAAAGG